AACTTATACTGAATATTGATAAAATTTTTTATTAAATTTTTATTAGTATTCAGTTTTTGTTGTTTAGAGATAAATTGGCATTTTTTATTTTTGCAAATAAATCAATGACTATATAATTAAGAACTTATTAAATTTTAATTATACAATTTAGAATAGTATTACAACTTAAGTAAATATTAAGTTTTATTCATTAGATTTATTATTAATACCTTATATTAGTTATGGTTGTTATATACTCTAAAGCCTTGAAATTACATGCGTATAGCTGACTATATAAATTTGATAATTTTAGCTTTTAAAATAGATAAATTAGATTTTGCCACCCATTTGCCACCGTATTATATTTTTGGGTGGCAAACTCTAATTTGTAATTTTTTCAAATATATCTACAGTTTCATTTTTCATTTTATCAGTTACATGTGAATAGGTATCCATTGTAGTTGATAGTTGGCTATGACCCAAACGGTTTTGTATGTCTTTAATGTTAGCACCATTTTCTAATAATAGAGTAGCATGTGCATGTCTTAAAGAATGAAAATGGAAGTCATTGTTTAAAGCTACTCGAATTTGTCTTACTATAGTGTCTAAAGTGTGAGTATTCACTTGTTGACCATTTTCTTTGGTACATACCCAGTCACTATCAAAGTAAAATTCTCCATATTTTAATTTCATTTTCTTTTGATATAATTTATGTTCTTTTAATGCCTTTATTAAAGTGTCACCTGTAAATATAGTTCTGCAAGAGCTTTCTGTTTTTGGTTGCCCTAATTCAAACATTCCATTTGGTTTTTTAATCAAAGTATGCTTTACTGTGATAGTTTTATTATCAAGGTCTATATTATTCCATTTTAGTGCAATAATTTCACCTCTTCGCATACCAGTATGAAATCCAATTAGTAAAACTATACGTTGAAATGAATCTTGAGGAAATATATTTAGTATTTGATTAAATTCTTCTAATGTAATAGTTTTAACTTTATTAGTTTCTGTTTTAGATTTAGTTTTTGGTATGCTTACATATTGCATAGGGTTTTCTCGTATGTGTTTGTAAGGATGGACTGCTGATTTTAATGACCTATGTAATATGGCTTTTAATACTTGTAATGTATTTTGAGAGTAATCCTCTTTGTACTTTTTATTTATGAAGTTTTGTAGTATTGCAGGAGTTAAAGCTTTTACTTTGTAAGCTCCTAGTTTTGGCTTTATATGTTTTTCTATGTTTATTCGGTAGCTTTCTTGAGTGTTGTATTTACAGTTAAGTAAGACATATTCTTTGTACCAAAAATCTAAGTAGTCTGATAAACTGATGTTGCTTTCTTCAAATACTATGCCAGAGTTTTCATATTCATTTAGTGCTTCTCTTAAGGCTTTTTCGGCTTCTTTTTTAGTATTGCCTCCAACTCTTTCTACTTTTTTTCTTTTTCCTTCTACTATGCCTAGGTCAAAGTAGTAATACCATTTGTTACTTCTTTTTCTTACTCCACCTTTCATAATAGTATCCCTCCCTTTTAGAATGTATGTTTGTTTGGTGTTTATATAAAAGAGCAGGTTAACTGCTCTTTATATACTTTTGTTATGTACAAGATTATCTTAATTTTGTTTATCTGGATTTCACTTAATTATTTTCTTAATATTCTTACAATTTTTTTAGCTTTTATGTGTAGTTTATTATAATAATATTGAAATATATATTTATTAAGTAAAAAATCTATAAAAGTAGAATAAATGAGTTTAAAAAATATCCTCATATATGTAGAAATTTGGCAAATTAGTTAATACTAAAAATCTATTATTTCCTAAGTCCAACATGCTTTTCTTTTTTGATAGAAATTCTAATCTTTTTAGTAAGAAGTTGATGCTAACTTGTAATTCTTCAGCTATTTCGTATACACTTGTAGCGTGTGAATTAATAACATGTATTATTTCTTCTTCTGTTATAAGAAATTCACATGCCCATTTTAGTGCTTTGTTTTCAGTTTTGTCTATCAAGATTTTATTTTTGTAACTGTTTTTTGAAGATACATAGTTTCCAACACTGGTAAAATGATGTCCTAATTCTTCTGCTAAGATTTCTATTAGTTTAGCATTGTTTTGTTTTAATGAATTAAGTAATGATATAATCTTTAGTCCTTGTCTGTTTATATACAATCCTTTTATGTCATCTGCTATTTTGTCAGTGTAGTAAATTTCTATCTCTTCATTATTTGCTAAGTCTAAAAGTGCGTCTAGTTTATTCATTGAAATCCCCCTAAAAAAAGAAAGTATGTTTGATGTAGAGCTTTAAAGTAACCCAGTAAAGGGTTACTAGTTAATTTAATAAATGCACTCTCCATAAGAATATTTATTTTACAAGTTCTCTAATTGCAGATACTATAGAATCTGTATTCCAGTTAACAATTTTATTAGCATTATCAGAAACATAAGTAGGAATATTAGAATTTCCATAAGGTCTTATTCCTAATATTGGCTTTCCAATTCTAATTGATTCATCAATTTCGTATTTTATCCAATCTTTATATTGAACATACATTCCAGATATAACAATTGTTATTTGTGAAGGAGATATTTTATCTGTTATTTTTTTAGCTATATCTGAATTGCTAAAAGGTGTTCCATCTGGAAATAAAGGTTTTTCTTTTGGTGCAGAATAATTATAATAACTAAAGTTATTAGCATTATTTAGTAAGTTTATCAATCTATCATAGTCATTACCATATTTCCAAGCATGACTTATGAAAACTCTATAATCATATAATTTAGGCATAGTATATTATCCTTTCTTTTGTGATATAATATTTTACAAAATAATATTTATGGAGGTGCTTTTATGCAAGTAAAAAAGTTTAGAAAAAAGCCAGTTGTTATAGAAGCTTATCAGACAGATATAGAATTTATTATACAAACATTAGAAGGTCCTTTAAAAGCATCTATTGGTGACTGGATTATAACTGGTGTAAGAGGAGAACAATATCCTTGTAAGCCAGATATTTTTGAAAAAACATATGAAGCTGTAGATGATGAAGTTCCTTTAACATCATTTATTGTATAGTTTTTTATATCATTAAGAGTTCAAATTGAGTTCTGTCCAATTTTCATTTTCTCTATTTAGAATGTCTTCAATTCTTTCTGTAAATAAATTGAAGGCATTTTCATTTATGTAAATATTAGTCCTAGTTAGAAATAAAAACTTTTCTCTTTTTAATAATTCTGCAGTATATCTATATTTAATCCACAAGTCTTGCCATTTAAATAAATTTCTTAAAGATGAAAAAATAATTACTACTATACTTAAAATAGTTATTATATCTGCTATATGTTCATTTTCAAATGAAAATTTCGATAAAGCAGTTATTATTCCAGCTATAATTATTTCTATAACTTGAATAGTAAAAAATTTTTTTTTAATATTACTACTTTTAGAGCTGTACCAATTTATTTGTTTATTCACTCTATTTTCTAAATATTGTTCTTCTGACATAGTTCCTCCTATTTCTTATATTTATTCATTAAAAATTCAATATAATCATTAAGCTGTTCTTGAGCTTCTTCAGGTAAATCCTCATGTGGATTTGCTTTGTGTGCGGCTACAGTGTCTATATGATTTCTAACAAGTGTTGTACCTAAAAGATAATCTGTTGTAACATCAAAATAATGAGCAAGCTTTATAATATCATCACTTTTAGGTGAAATTATATTATTTTCATATTTAGATAATAAATCAGTACTTATTTCTAATTTTTTGCCTAATATATTTAATGTGACACCTTTTTCCTTTATTAATTCTCTTAATCTTTTTGAGAAAATAGGATTTAAAGATTTTACTACTTGATTGGGATTTTTTATGTCTGTTTTACCAAGTAAGTAATCTGTTGATACATCAAAATAATTTGAACAGTCTTCAATAAAAGATTGTTTTGGCTCTCTTAACCCATTTTCAATCCTAGATAGAGTGGATTTATTTACATTTAAATCCATACTTAATCTATCTAAAGATATTCCTTTTTCTTCTCTCAGTTCTTTTAATCTAAACATATAAAATCATCCTTTATTGTAGTTTTCATTATAGCAACTTTTATTTACATTATAGCAACTTTTTTTGTTATTACAATTAAAATTGCCAAAAAAGCAACAAAAATATTGACTTTTAACATTTTTGTTGCTATTATATAAACAAGAACTTGCTTATATAGCAAAAAGTTAGAGGGTGAAAAAATGTATGTCAATAGATTGAAAGGGTTAATGAAAGAAAATCAACATACGCAAAAATTTGTTGCAGATTTGTTAGGTCTTAGTTTATTTGGCTTTAGGCTTAAACTTAATGGTAAAAATGAGTTCAAAGCAAATGAAATAAAAAAGTTGTCTGAATTATATGGAGTATCAACAGACTATTTTTTTTCAGAATCAGTTGCTAAAATGGCAATAAAATGATGGGTATTTTATAGAGAGGAGTTTGTAAATATGAAAGATTTAAAAATAGTAAAAGTTAATAATAAACTAACAACTGACAGTAGAGATATAGCTCTAATGGTTGAAAAAGAACACAAGATTTTACTAAGGGATATAAGAAATTATATAAACCAAATGGAAGAAGCCAATAAAAACATGAGTACAGATTTGTACCCATCTGATTATTTTATTGAAAATACTTATTTCGATGATTATAAAAGAGAGAAACCATGTTATGCCATAACGAAGATAGGTTGTGACTTCATAGCAAATAAAATGACAGGTATAAAAGGTACGGCATTTACAGGAATATATACAAAAAAATTTGATGAAATGGAAAAATATTTAAAAAATGAACCACAACCTAAACTACCAACTACATACAAAGAAGCGTTACAACACCTTATAGAGCAGGTAGAAGTAAATGAGAAATTGCAACTAGAAGGGAAAATGAAAGACCAAGTAATAAAAGAATTAAAACCAAAGGCAGATTATACAGATATGATATTAAAAAATAAAGGTCTTGTCACTATAACTCAAATAGCAAAAGACTATGGAATGAGTGGAAAAGAAATGAATAAAATACTTCATGAAAGAGGGATTCAATATAAACAAAGTGGACAATGGCTTTTATATAAACAGTATCAAGGCAAGGGATACACTCATTCAGAAACAATAGATATAACTAGAAGTGATGGAATGACTGATGTAAAAATGACAACTAAGTGGACTCAAAAGGGAAGATTGTTTTTATATGACTTATTAAAAGTAAATAACATATTACCAGATATAGAAAAAGAGTATAGTTATCAAACTTCAATGTTAGGTTAGTACTTTGAAAAATAAATACAGAATATTCAAAAAGAGGTGATTTAAAGGTTGAGTAATAGAAAGAAGTATACCTTGAGTATTACGAAAGAATTATACAATAAATGTAAAGAAAAAGCTAATCAAAGAGGTATGTCAGTAAACGAGTACATATTATCAGTGATTAGCAGAAATTTAGAAAATGTTTAATTTTTATTAGCTTAAACATTAATCTTACCATTTATTTTTTCATAATTTTCAACATGTTTTTTAATTAATTGTTCTATTTCTTTATTGGCAGAACGACCTTCGCTTTCAGCTATATACTTGATTTTTTCAAGTAGATTATTATCTATTCTAAGTGTGTATCTAGGTAATTTTGATGGCATAAATATAGCACCCTCCTTGAGTCTGAATGATGTCACTATTATACCATGTAAATTCTTTCAAAAAAAGTATTGACGCAAAGGTGACGCAATGTTAATATAATAAACAAGGAGGTGGTTCAAAAGTGACGGCAAAAAAGAGAGTGACTGTTAGAATACCAGACGAATTAAATGAAGAGCTACATAGGCAATCCCAAAGAAAAGGATTAAGTAAAAATGCTTTTATAATAAATATCTTATGGAAAGAATTTGAGGATTTGCAAGACTTAAAAAATGAACAGGAGGTTGATAAGTATGAATAACTTAACAATTATCAAGCAAAACAATAAATATTTAGTTGAGAGTAGAGAGGTAGCAGAATTAATAGAAAAAGACCATAACCAATTATTAAGAAGTATAAGAGGATATATAAGTGTATTAGAGCAGAGTGCAAAATTGCACACTGATGATTTTTTTATTGAAAGCACTTATAAGAATGAAAATAATCAGAAATATCCTTGTTATCTATTGACTAAAAAGGGTTGTGATATGGTAGCTAATAAAATGACAGGAGAAAAAGGAATTATATTTACTGCTATTTATGTAACTAAGTTTGATGAAATGGAAAAGTCTTTAAGGAATGAACCACAACCTAAATTACCAACTACATATAAAGAAGCGTTACAACATCTTATAGAGCAAGTAGAAGTAAATGAGAAATTACAACTAGAAGGAAAAATGAAAGACCAAGTAATAAAAGAACTAAAACCAAAGGCAGATTATACAGATATGATATTAAAA